CGTTTGGCCGTTGGCGGGCGAGGAGACGTAAACGTCGTGGAGTTCGCCTATCTCGTAGCCGTTCTCCATTTTGACGTAGATAATGCCGCCGCCAGACGAACCGCCCTTGACGCAATAACCCACCAGCACCAGGTGATTTGGGGCGGTGGTTTTTACGTCGGTGTAGGCGCCTGCAACGGTAGGCGAGAGCCAAAGCACCTCACCGTCGCCAATGCCGGACGTGTTGACGCCCGAGATTTCGCCTTCGGTGATAACAAAGCCTTCGCTGTTGTTAGAAATGGCTTCGGCGGTTACGCCAATTACGGACGCCGACGTGCCGTCAGACGTTGCAATGGCTTTGGCAATCGTCGTGCGCGTGCCGCTCGAGCCGGTCACATAAACGACTGAGCCTTTGGCAATGGTCGATCCGGTGTCGTTGTAAACGCGCTGGTAAACCTGTTGGCCGATGTTTTGGGTGACGTTGCCACCCTTCATGCCATAGGCAAGGCCGCCCGCGTTGTCGTTCCAATACTCTTTACCGACTGCGGTAGTTTCACCAGCAGCCGTGTCGTACTGGATAAAGTCCGGCGTGCTGATGCCGCCCGTTACGCCGGTCAGCGACGTGATGTCACTATTGGTACCGGAGGCCGCAGCACCCAAGTTTGAGCGCGCGTTAGTAGCAGTAGTAGCTCCCGTGCCGCCGTTATCAACATCTAGTGTTCCGGCAAGGGTAATCGTACCAGATGTAGTGATCGGGCCGCCCGTAGCGGTCAAGCCCGTGGTGCCGCCCGACACGTCAACGGACGTGACGGTGCCAGCACCCGACGACGTTAAAATGTCGGTAATAGTCGTCTTTTTGGTAACGTCGCTTTGAACGACCGGGACGAGTTCTGCGCCCGTAAGCGTACTAGCGGACGGTAAGTCCGAAATTTTAGTCCCGGTCATGCGTCACCTCATTCAAAAACGACAGTTGCGGCTACAGTTCCGCCCAAAACGACGTACAGACCCTTGTTGAAGTACATCCCACCGTCGCCGCCAAGGTAGCAATACTGGTTTGCAGCGGTCGGGGTGAACGTACCCACCATCGTCGTGTTTGTCGTCGTGCCGTCGAACGTGTCGTAAATTGTAATCGTGGGCGTGCCGGACGCGGCGCTCACAAAAATGCCTTTGAACTTGCCAGCGGCAGGTTTTACCTGCTGAGTCGCCGTGATGTAGTGATAAGTAGCCATTTTAATGTCCTATGCGAGGAATCGGAGCTTGTACAGGGTAGACAAATACTGCCCGACAATCTCGTCGATGATGTTTTGGATGGCAGTATCGGTTTCTTCACAAACCTTGTAGCGGTTTGCCTCGATCTCAGCGAGTTGGTCTTGCAAAAACTCGGTGACGTTGCTGGTTTTCTTAGCAGACATCAACGAAATAGGGCCAATCAAGCCATGACGGCCTTGATAAGCCTCTGCAAACTTGTCAGCGAGGTCGACGATTGCGTCGTAAAACTCGTTTAACGCGACGTGCTTTGCGTATGAGCGGGTATTGAGATGCACGCTATGCGTGACATCCCGCGCCAAAAAGAATAAACCTACAAAATCTGCCGGTTTCATTGCATACCCTCGCCCATTTCGGGCATTTCACCCATCACGTTCATGTCACGCTCGGGCATTGCGCCCACAATGTCGCCCGTAGCGACCGCTGCGTGGATTGTACCGCGAACGATGTCTTGGATTTGTTCTTCGTTCATGCCGGCCTGTACGGCAGCAATACGGCGAGTCTCGGCTTCGTACGCCTTGATGTTGGCTTCGTACGCCTTGATCTCGTTCTGCTGCGCCTCGATGGACTGATGCACCGCTTGAAGCATCTGGTGCATTTGATCCATCTCTGCCGACATGGCTTGAATCTGCTGATTGGCCGCCTGTAGCGCCGGGTCTTCCTCGTCCGCCAACAGTTTCGGGTCAATCATCTTGGACAGGCGCTTGCTGATCTCTTGAGCGCCCGGCCAGTCCATGTTCTTGACGAACAAGTCGCCTGCCACCTGCCAGAGCTGCGGGTTGCCCTGCAACAACTGACCCATAGCCTCCATCGACTCTTGACGCTTGGTCATGTACGACGGGCCGGTGGTCACGCACACGTCGTATTTACCGACGGACGGGTTGTAGATTTTCTCAATCACAACGCCAGCTTGGTCGGTAATCTTGCGAACCGGCTCCGGTTGAGTCGGGTCGATCTTGACCGTGCTGATTTCGCCGTCGATGCCGATAATGCGAGCAATACGCTGCGTGTCGTAAATCTTCGGGATAAGGTCAACGAGTTGACGCGTGGAATAGCGAATGGCGCGAGCCAGGTTGTCTACAAAATGATATGTGCCTGTGTCGCCTTGCTTTTCACGCGCCAGAATGGCTCGACCCGAACGCTCGTTAGACGTGGCGCCTAGGCTGGAGTCATATTGACCCGTTGTTGCTTTAATGTCATCCGACGCGCCCATTTTGGCTTGAATCAAGCCGGTTTGGGCGAGCGGAGGCGGCGCGCGCTGCGGTAGCGGCAACGTGTTACCGGCGCCATCCGTTACGTCGGGATTGACCTCCAAATACGGCCAGTTGGTCGTATTAGCAGTCTTCCACTGCTGCTCGTAACCCTCGAACTGACCGCCGTAACCAATGAACGGAGCCTTGGGCGCAAGGGCAAGCATTTCTGCTTCCTGCGACACCCAGTAGTTGTACATACGCTGGGCGTCTTTGGCGTTACGCACAAGGCCAGAGATGTACACCTGCCCGTCGACTTCAAACTCGTTACCAATGACGCGAATGACGGGGATAAACCGACCCGCCCAATCGCGCTCCTCAAGCACTTCGTAGCCGTTTGTCTTCATCCACTTAACTTTGCGGACATCGACTTCACGGGTACGGATTGGCTCCATGCCGACCATTTCAAACTGCTTGGCTTCCGGCGAGCCTTCAAAGGCCGTCTGGTTGCCGGGATACAGGTTCAGCGTCTGCTTTTCGTGCTGAACGTAGAAGTATTCAGCGATGCGGACGGTGTTCTCGTCAATCCACTGGGAAATGGACGAATCGCCCACGCCCTGCGCCATAATCGAGGAAATCGGCTGCGCGTCGGGAAACATCCGCTCGTATTCTTCGCGCGGAATGTCCTCGGTAATGAAACACCACTCGGCATCCTCACCGCACGGGTCTTGGATGGTGGGGTCCATGTAGACGCTAAACGAGTTACGGATGCGGGCGATACGCACGTCCTGGTCGAACGTGTTGTCGTCGCAATACTCGGTGAGCAGGCGGAAGTACCCTTCGCCGTACGTCACTTGGTTTTCGCAAGCCGTGTCGTAGGCTACGTCAGCGTTCGAGATGTACTCGATGTGCCGCACCATACCGTCAAAGATTTCGCCCACTTCAACGTCGGCGGCGTCGTCAACCGGAATAACCTTACCCGCAGGGCGGTTCTGGCGCTGATCGTTAGTCACCTGCCGGACGTGCTGCGGGAGCTTGTTGATCGTGAGGCACGGGCGCGCATTGATCGTCTGACCCTGCACTGAGCCACGAGTGGCAAGCACGTCCGCCGGCCATTGCCACTGATTGTCGGGAGAACCTGCCATAAAGCGCAGGTCGTCCAGTTCGTCTTCTCGACTGTCCGAATATGCCCCCAAGGCCATCGTCAAGCGGTGACGAGCCTGCGCCAGAATATCGGCAGGGTCTTTGCCCCCACGCCTAGTAGGCGTGTTAGCAACCTTTGCCGCACCTGCTATGCCTGTGGGGTCTTTAGCCATGGTTTACTTTTTACCTTTTGCGGACTTTCGCTTTACGCTGTACGCGATTGCGACTGCCTGTTTGACCGGCTTGCCGGCTTTTACTTCCGCTTTGACGTTTTTTCGGAACGCTGACTTGCTCGATGACTTCACCAGAGGCATTACTTACGTCCTCGTTTTTTGGCAGTCCGAGCAGAAGCACGAAACGCTTTAGCCGTAGGAGCGCCCTTTGAACCAGGTTTACGCATTTTCTCGCCGCTTCCCGCAGCGATTCGTGCGCGTTTTGCATGGATATTGTCATATAGCCCTTTCTTGTGACTCATTTGCACTTCCACCGCCGCAGTGACGCCTTAGCGCGCTCTGCCGGCCCTTTTGCTTTACGCACAACCCCAGACATTCTCGAGCAGAAGGACTTTTTCCTTCCGGCGTCGGCTTTCGTCTTAGGGCTAGGCGCAGGTGCCTTGAGTTTCGATCCGGTCGCGCGATTGTATTTAGCGCGTCCTTTGGCGGTGAGTCCGGCTCCCGATTTCGTCGAGAGCTTCTCTCCGCGCTTGACCGACAGTGACACAGACTTTGCCATTACGACCCCATCCACGAAGTAAGCACGCCAGACTGTGTGTACGGTCGGCGCACTTCCGCTTGCCTATATTCGCGCGAGGCCACAGGAAATGCAAATGTGATAGCGATAGCGTCGGCAGCGTCGGGCGAGGCCAGCCCTCGGGCTTTCATTTCTTTCTTGCCTTCAAGCTGCACGGCACCCATCGAGTCGAACTTGTAGTGCGGCCCGCAGAGGTCGGACTTCAGCACCCGGTCTTGCGGAAGGCTCGCATCCTTGAGCCATTCGCGCATATTGCCCCAGAGTTCGGCGCGTTTGTTTTTCCACATAATCGGGTTCTTGGCTTTCCAGCCGAAGTTGACCCCACGCACTTCCTTGTATCGCTGTTCCTTTAGTCGGTCGAGGATGCCGTACCCCAAACCCCCCTCGTCGATGACCGCCAGCACTGGGCGGTACTTCTCGATGTTTTCGATAACGCGCCCGACGACTTCCATCGTGTCCTCGCCCTTATAGCGGTGGATGGCAACGATGTCGCGTCCTTGGCGCACGGCGATTACGGTAGAGTCCGCACCACCACGGGCGGGGTCGATTCCAATAACGATAGGAGCAGTTTCATCTTTATATCGCGGGCGAACCATCGCGGCGTCCACAACAGTAGGCGATATGAACTGCTCATCACCATCCGACGGAAATTCGCCATAAACCTCTACCTTTGCTTGGACGGAATCGGGGCCGTATTCGTCGATAATCTGCTCGTAGACCGCCTTATCGGTGTCTTCCACCGAGCGGGCGTCGATGTTCTGGGTACGCCAGAAAGCACGTTTCCCGTGGAACGTCTCAAAGAAGTACCCCTCGTTACGGCGGGGGTTACTGAACGCAAACCAGAAGCGGTTGGGCGTGTTTTCGGTAAAGAAGCCGGCGGTCACTGACCAGATGGGGTCGGGGATACCGGAGGCTTCGTCGAAGATCACCATTACGCCGTCGTGGTTGTGGACACCGGCATACGAGTCGGGGTTCTCCTCCGACCACAGGCGACCCTCAACCGACCAGTAGCGAGTACCTTTCTTAAGGTCACGCTCGACCAACTCCGCCAACCATTTAGCCGGCATGACGCGGGTAGCCGAGATTTCAAACCAATGGGAGTTCATCAGAAGGGCAGCCCACTTGGTAATTTCTGCCCACGTCACCGAGCGCAGCTGGGCTTCCGAGTTGGCCGATACGATGGTGGTCGAGCCTATGCGGGTCGAGAGCATCCAGAGGATTAGCCACGACACCAGCGCAGACTTACCGATACCTCGACCCGAGGAGGTCGCCATACGCATCACTTCGTAGGCCGTAGCCTGTTTATTCGCAGCAATATGTTCTGCGATGTCCCGAAGTATCTTGCGTTGCCATTTGCGGGGGCCGTGGAAGTGTTCAAGGGGCGTACCTTTCTGACCCCACGGAAAGGCAAACATCACGAACGCTTCGGGGTCGTCTTTGACCTTAGGCGCCCATAGCTTTGCCATGAGCAGTTGTTCGTCTTCTGGACTATAGATCGGCAGTTGCATTGGAGTCCTGCGAAAGCGTCAGACGCTCTCCAGAGATAGCGGAGCCAGAGGATACGGCAGGCGAGGTCAGTGCAGGCCGCTCAGCATCATATACACGGCCAGTGAGGACGCGAGACTCCGCTTCCTGCAAAGCCGC